CGCGCACCGTAGTCCCAGGGGCCCCCGCGGATCACGCAGCGCTCGGCTACGCCGTTATTCAGCCAGTAGTAGTCGCCCTCGTAGCTGGCCTCGGTGGTTCCCTCGTCAGGCAGCAGAGCCAGAGAACGCAGCAGCACCTTGGTGGCCGCGCCGATCGCAGCGGTGCAGGTGACGTTTGCAAAGAGGCAGCTCCGGCTCTGGTCTGCGAGACTGGAAATGGTGGTGCTGTATGTCCACTTGCCGCTCACATAGTCCAGCTTCACGGTATTGCCGGAGAGCTTCGCAGAGCCGGAAACGGTACACTCAGGCTCCACCAGAGAGCCGTCGGCGGCGTTGATTGCCTTCCAGCATACGCTCGTCTCGTTCTGCGGGTTGTCAGGATCCGCGGCGTCGTTGTTGGCAAGGATCTGGAGCTCGCCCCATACGAAGCGGATCCCCGCCTGCCATTCCCACACGTTACCGTTCAGATCCCAGATCCCGCCCAATGTCTTGTCGTGGCTCCATGTGAGCGGGCCGGTGCCAGTTGCTACGCGGCCGGTGCGGGTGACGCTGTTTTCGGTGTATTTATGGAGCGGGATCGCCTTGTAGTTGCTTTCTCTGGTGTCCTTGCCGTAGTTGTTGTTGCCGTAGGGCATGAAGCCGTTCTTTTTGCACCAGAGGGCGATTGCGGCCCACTCTGCATTAGTGGAGAGGTGCCAGCCGTGGCCTTTGGCTTCGCAGCGAGCGCGGGCGGTGTCAAAGTTAATATCATGCGCCGGATCCTCGCCGGGCAGGCTGTACGCCGCCGTCACGTTGTAGCCCTCGGTGTTGGTGACAGCGTGGACGACGTTCTGGTATTTGGAGTAGTAGAAGCCGGGGATCTGGACGCCGTTCACGATAAAGGCGGGGTGGGTGGAGTCGTTGCCGCCGGTCAGCACGTCGCTGTTCTTAAATGCAGGGATATACACCAGCACGGAGGGGAGATCGGTGTCGTCTACCTCGATCGTGTTGTTCGGGCACACGCTTTTGAGTGCCAGCATGGAAAGATCAAAATTTGCCATTGTCATGTCCTCCTTGTCTTATTCAATGCTCCAGAGAATAACGGTCACGTCGCCCATGTCGAGCGGGTTCTTGTCTCTCTGTACGGTGGTTTTCTGGTTCACGCTGTCGCTGCCCTCGGCCTCGTCCTCTGCTGCCGGAGCTTCGGCTGTTTCCTCTGCCGGGATCTCGGTTTCGGTGTAGGTTGCGGCCGGGATCATTACCTGCGCCACATAGCGCAGCCCGGAGCCGGTGCCGATCGTCAGGTTGTCGGACTTATCGCGGCAGACGTCCACCTCCACGTCCCAGTCCTTCTGGTACTTGGCAGCGTTCAGCATGAGCTCGTCGTCGCCGAAGATCAGGCGGGTGCCGCTCTGCTCGAAGTCGATTTTCTGGCCCGCGTTCTTTTCGATCACGGTCACTTTGTTGGTTTTTGCCATGGTTACATTCCTCCTTTAATTCTCAGTTTAATGGTGGCGCTTTTGGCGCTGCCGTCGTAGGCTACCTTGAAGCCATTCAGCATACGATCGAAGATCCTCACCTCGCCGACGTTGCCCTCGTGGTCGGCGATCTCTGCCTCCACGGTGTAGTCCGCGAAGTTTCTCACGGTGCTGAGGGCGATCGTCTGGGTGGAGCTGTTGAACGGGTAACGCTGGGTGTTGGTGAGCGTGACCGTCTTTTCCTCCGTCGCCACCTGATCGGCCGTGAGTGAGCTCTGGATCACCAGCAGGGCCGCCGCCAGATGTGCGTCGCTTATGCCGTGCTCCATGTTGTTGAAGTGCCCGGCGCTCTGGTCGGTTCCTTCCTGAATGAGCTCGCCGGTGTCAATGTCTTTCACTTCGTCGAGCCATTGGGTATTTCTGTACATGCGTTTTCCTCCTTCCTTTTAGGCTGTTACTTCGTAGATAGGGATCGTGAGCTTCACCATTACTCCCTGCCCGGCCACCTTTTCGACGAGGCGCTGCTGGTAGGCGGCCACCTCGCCGCGCACGTCAATGAGACGGGACGCCGAGATCGTACACTCCACGGAGTCCAGCGTCGGAAACGTCGCTAAAATCACCAGAGTGTCGCCCTCGATCCGCTTCTGGTTAATGGTGCCGCGGTGCCACGCTGCGCCCACCTGCACCTCTACGGCATGGATCGAGCGGAGCCACTGGTTCCTCCGGTGGCCCATGAATGTGTCGGAAAAATAAGCCATGCGCGTGCCCTCCTTTCGTTTATTTATTCACCGCAGCGTCTCGTCCCGCATTTTACGAAGCTGTACGCCGCGCAGGCGAGGCTTGCCGCTGTAGCTGCCTTGTTGGTTATAGCTGCGCCCTTTGTCCCGGCCCCCTTTGTCCCGCACTTCACGAAGCTGTACGCCCCGCAGAGCAGCCGCGCAGCCGTGGCCGCATTACCCGCCAGAACGACGCCCAGCGCCAGCCTCCGGGGATATGTGCCGCAGGTATGGGATCCAGCCTTTTCGTACCCGTAGCCGGTGAATTTCGCCTCCAGATTGGAGCCGATCGGGTTCTGGAGCACACGCCCCAGAGTGCCGGGGCGCGGGTAGGTGCCGCAGGTGATTGTCCCGGCGCTGGTGAAGCCATAGAGCAGCGGATCCGTTTCCGGCGCTGCCTTAATGTGACGCCCTTCGACGACTCCCAGTGTCACGGGCCGCGGGTAGGTGCCCGCCTGCCGGTTGAAGTTGTACCGGATAGCTCCGGCCGTGCCTTCGGCGGCGATCCTGTGCTTGTCGGCAGCTCCCAGAGTGCCGGGGCGCGGGTAGGTGCCGCACTTGATTGTTCCGGCATGTGTGAAGCCGTAAAAGAGCAGCCTCGCCTCCGGATCCAGCTCAATGCTCGGCTTTACGATAAAGCCCACGGTTGCGATCCTTGGACGGGTGCCGCATTTTACAAACTCATACCGGTGCAGCTTGGTGTCCAGAGCGTACTCAATGCCGGGATCCGGGCCCTGCTGCCAGAAATAGAAAACGCCCGCGAGGTGCGAGCGTGCGTTCTTTGCTGCTTTGACGGCTTCCACGAACTTCTCAAAGTTGTGGGCGTCCGTGTGGGTGTTGGTTGTCAGGGCCACGAAGGTGTACGGGGTGCCGTACATTTCGTACCACTCCATAACGTAGCCCTCGCCGAAGTATGCGGAGATCAGGCGCTCGACGGCCCACTTCGTCCCGCGCTTGCGTTTTATCTGCTGGGCGAGTTTCAGCGTTTCCCGTTTTTCCTCCAGACTCATGCCGGTGGAGTCGTACCAGTCAACGTCAAGCTCCCACGCCAGCTCGTCGAGCTCGGCCTCGCTCATGCGGTCGATTTCGTCCCATGTCCGGATCGAAGGGATCCGGCTGCCGGGTTCGCTTATGAGCTTATTCATGGCTTTGCTGAGTGCGATCGCTGCCTCGTCGTCCCGCATGAAGGCAGGCAGCAGGCGCAAAAAGTCCAGATCGGACACTTTCATGCCGCCCATGTTCTCGCCTCCTTTCTTAGTCCTTTACGACGTGCTGCACGTTGATTTTGCCGGAAAACTTCGCCACGGTAGTGCTCGGCAGCTCCTTGTATTCCGGTTTTGTGATGATAACGCGGGTAGCGCCGATCGGGTTCTCTACCCAGTGAGGGCAGAGGATCAGCTTCCTGAGCTCGTCGGGGTTTATATCCTGATCCAGTGTGGAGCCTTGCCAGTAAATATACCGGTTGATCGCTCCGTCCGGGCCCTCCACATTCTTGACGACTTCGGACTCGTTGGCCTTGGTCGTGTAGTAGGTGAGCTCTATGTCGTAAAGCTCGGTGGCCGGGGCCTCCACCTGCACCTTGTCCGTGAGCGGCCTCACGTCGTCGGCTGCGCAGCTTTTCAGCACGTCCTCCAGAATATCCTCGTCCGGCAGCTCGCCACCGGCGCATATAGGCACGATTTTGACGCGCCCGTACATATTGCGGGTGATACGGATATTGACGGCCTCAGCGCCCACCAGAGCCCCGGAGAGGGCCAGCGTCAGCAGTTCGTCCTCGTATGTGGCCGTGTAGTCTGTCCCCGCCACGGCCTCGCCGCCACCCGGCAGATACACCACCAGCGTGTCCGGCAGCAGATTGGCACCACCTTGGAAGGCGTGCCCTGCGTAGGTTTGCAGCGTCCGGGTGATCGTTTCTTTTTCGGACTCCACCACGGCGTCGGTGACAAGAGGGTTTGCACTCAGCGCCCAGTATTTGTAGGCTTTGGCCGGGCCTGCGGTGCTGAGCTTATTTTCTGCCTGCCGGATCCTTTCCCGGTATTCCTCGTCCCCCTCACGGTCGCCGCCCCCTCCGGTGGCCTCGGTGTTTGTCACATAGTCGATCAGCGGCACGTCCGACACGTCAACGATCTGGGAGAGCTCCCCGATCACCATGTCGTTATATTCTGCGCCCCCTTTTTCGGCGGTGGCCTCCACGTCCACGGTGAGGGCCCCGGCGTATAGCACGACGGTGGCGTCTGTCAGGAAGTAGTGAACGAAGTCGCCAGTCACCCGGAGCCCGGCCGGTATGATGATATTCGACGCCATGGGCTCGGTGATCCCGAAGCGCAGCGTCGTGGTGGCGTAGGTCGGATTGAGGCGCGGCGTGTCCCGGTTTTCGCCCAGCGCGTCCAGAACGGAGCTGCGGGCATATCGGAGCATTTTCTGGCGGCAGGCGTCGTTCACGCTGTTATAGACGGACACGATCACCTGAGCCAGAGACTCGCCGAAGATCCGGCGCTCGTCACCGGGGTATAGCGGCTCCCGGACTCCGTTTTCCAGATCGCCCAGTATGGTGTCGTACACCTTCCCGGCGTCTGTTTCAATGAATTTGAGATCACTCACCGTCCTTTTCCTCCTTTCTTCTGGTTATGTCCACAATAGTGTCAAAGTCGCCGCTTCGCGCTTCGGCGTCGGCAGCGACGGCCTCGCCGTCCACCCGCGGCTCATAGGTTTGCAGCAGCCACTCCACGTCTGCGGCCGCTTCGTCTGCGGCGTCCGGCTGGTCGATCAGGGCACCGTCCCGGCCCCTGATCCGGTCGTATGATACCTCGCCCCGCGTGATTTTCAGCAGATTGGTGGCGCATACCTCCGGGCGGCCGTTTCCTTTTGCTCGCATGGCCTCCCTCCTTTACACGAGCGTGACTTCGCTCAAAAATACCCAGCTGTTGATCCCGTCAGGGTGGCCGAGCAGTACCTTGTTCTGGCTTTCCTTGATCTGGCTCACCTTATGGCTGCGCTCTTTTACCCAGCCGGGAATTGTCTGGCCGGTTGCATATTTCTGGCCGGTTGGCCTTACATAGCAGCCGACGGTGATTGTTTTCGCCTCTGCCTTTGCCACGGCTTTGTTCTCGGTCTTTTTCGCAGACTTGGCCGAGGTGCTGGCCCCCACTTTCAGAGCCGAGGTGCTCACCTTCACGCTGGTGGTATCCGATTCGTACTCTTTGAACTCGAAGGATAGCGTCGCCAGCCTCATGCGGCCGAAGTCGTCGATCTTGACGTTGCTCACGCTTACCTTGCGGAGCTGGAGCTTCGGGCCCAGCTTTTTGCCGCCCAGATAGAAATAATTTACTTTTGTAACGAGCTTTTTCCAGCTCTCAATTTCGGCCCTCACGTCCACGCCTGCGCCGCTGTGCAGCACGGTGGTGAAGCTGAGGGGGAAAAGGTCGGTGCCGCGCTCGTTGGTGGTTTTCTTTTCCTCTGTGCTGGTGTTGTTGTCTGCTACCTGCGAATAAGAAAAGGCCAGCCCCTCCAGAGCGACGACTTTCTGCGGTGTTACGGCCCATGTTTTCGGGCCCCATTTTGCCATTGTCGCCATGTGATCCCTCCTTTTAGTTCGGCCCGCTGGTTTCTCCATGCACGCCGGTGTGGGTGTGCTTTCTCAGGCTTATGCCTGCGGCCGTCACGTCGCCGTCTGGTACGGCTGCGGTTATGGTTCCGGCCGTCAGCTTCGGCAGATACTCGCCCCACTCGCCGTCGGCACGTCCGAGCAGCAGCCCGGTGGAGTCGTCAAAAACGACGTACACCACGGCCGTGCCCTTCTGGAGCTTTCCGGTGTCGCCACGGAGGTGCCACGGGATCACGATCTTGGCGGTCAGCTTTGCGCCTGCGTCAGAAGGCACCACGCGGGCGGCGTTTCCCTCAATGCCCGCGATTGTCCCTTTGTTTATTTGTCCCATTTAATAGCCCTCCAGTAGATCTCTGAAATAAACGGTTGACTTGTTCCCCACGAAGTCGTGCCGGACTTTATGCACAAATACGGTGCCGTCCCACATGTCTGCCTTCGCGGTGCTGATTGTCACCAGACTGGCCGCAGCGTAGCCCGTCATTAGAGCCTTGGAAAACTGGCCCGTTCTGCCGTACTTGTTGGCGTTCCTGAGCAGCCCCTTGGCGAAGCGGGCCGCCTCGGCGTTGCTGGTGGCTTTGATTGCGATTTCCGGCCGCAGCACGGCGCTGTTTGAAGCGTCGGCCACGAACTTGCCGGAGAAGCTGCCGCTTGCGATCTCGCAGGATCCGTACATGGTTTCGCGGTCGTCCGCGTAGTGGAAAACGCCGTTTTCGTCGATCTCCAGACTCCCCGCCGGTGCCTGCCCCTCAATGTATTGCTCATTGTAGGCCAGCAGGGCCCCGTCAAATATGAGCATTTGGCAGCCCTCCAGCGTGCAGAGGCGGGAAAAGAGGGCGAAGTCGCTCTCATTTTCCTGCTGTATGTACGGGTATAGCTGATCCTCGCAGCCGTAGTTTTTGAAGTCGAGGCCGTGGCCTGCGGCAAATTCATTTGCCAGCTGTAAAAAGCGCACGCCCTCCCAGCTTTTGGACTTTCGGATCTTGCCGGTCTTTGGCATTGACATGGCCCGGATCGTGAAAAGCCCGTTTTCGGGTTTCATGGAGTGTATGAACATTTTCCCGGTGTCGCTCGCGCCTTCCTTGAAGCGCACCGTGTCACCGGCTGCCGGTTGCCATTTGCTCCACACGCCCTTGGTGTCGTTGAAACGGATCACGAGCGTGTCGGCTTGCTTTTCTGCGAACATTTCATGCACGCAGTAGTTCACCGACACGTCGTTGTATATGTCCGTCCCGTTGTAGAAAAAGTTCAAGTGTCGCCCTCGTCGTCAGCTCCCCGACGCCACGGCGGCAGAGTTTCCGGCGTCTCTGCGTCCTCGACGATCGGCAGCCGGAGGGCCACGTTTGCGCCGAAGATTACCACGTCCGCATGATCGGGGTTAAAGTCAATGATATAATGGGCGAGCTTTTCGTCGCCGTACATGTCGAGGGCCAGCGCGTCGAAGGTGTCGCCCTCGCGCGTGGTATATTCCTTGTAGGCTGTTACCCTACGCATATTGCGCCACCTCCCGCATTTGAATAAATTCCTCCAGCCAGTCGAAGAACTCGGCCTCGTGCGCCCTGAGCTGTGCCATAAAGTCGTCTGTGTCGTCGCCGGTGTTTCCCGTCTGGATCTGTGGGCTCCATGTGAAGCCGGAGAAGTCGTAATAGATCACCGTGCTGGCGTCGTTTGCAAGACTTCCCAGAGAGAAGTCGTCCAGCGTGAGCAGCTTCCCGGCCGTGCTCGTTAGCCCTGCGCCTTCCCCGGCAGACGTGCCGAGGGTTCCGAGCATTTGTCCGGCTTTTTCCCAGATAGCCACGTTTTCGTTGTGGTATCTCTTATCGAACGAGATCACCGCCTCCATGCCCGCCTCGCCTGCGATTGATACGCCGTCGGTAAAGCCGCCGGTTGCAAGCATTGGTATGGTGGGAATATCGATCCCGAAGGTGTTTCCTCCCACGATTGGCACCCAGTCTGGTATTGTTACGCTGATACTGTTCAGCGCTCCGATCGCCTTGTTAATCAGGCCGATCACGGCGTTGATCGGTGCCTTTACAATAGCCACGAGGCCGTCCCAGAGGCCGCCGAACACTTGCACGATCCCGTTCCACGCTTGGCTCCAGTTCCCGGAAAATACGCCGGTGATGAAGTCGATCAGCCCTTGGAAAACAGAGGTCAAGCTCTGAATGATAGGCTGGATCGCCTGAATGGCTGCACCGAGCACTGAGGTGATAACATTCGCCACGGCCGAGAGGATCGGCATAATCGGCTCTAAAATGGTGGAGATTAGCGTTGCGAATATCTCAATAAGCGGCTGGATCGCTGCCATAATGAGGTTCAGGATCGGCTCCACCAGTGAAATGATGAGGTTCAAAATAGGCTGCAAGAGTGAGATCACCATGTTAAGGATCGGTGTCAGCGCGTTGAGGATTTCCACGAGCACCGGCAGCACGGCGCTGATTATCTGCGTTATGATCGGCAGTATCGTGTTGATTAGCTGGATCAGGACGGGCAGCACGGCCTCCACGATCTGAGTGATGATCGGGAGAATGGCCTGCACGAGCTGGAGCAGCACCGGCAGCACGGCCTCAATTATCTGCATAACGAGCGGCAGCAGTTGGTTGATAACGTCCACCAGAACGGTGAGCACGCTCTCAATAATCTGCGTTAGCACGGGGAGCAGTTGGTCGATCAGGCCGATAATAACCGGCAGCAGCTCAGAAATGAGCTGGATCAGGATCGGAAGCACGGCCTCGGCTATCTGCCCGAAGGCGGTCAGGACGGTGCTTGCTATTTCCGAGATCAGCGGCATGAGCTGGTTCAGCATGTCGCTGATTTTGCCGCCCAGTTCGGAAAAGCTGCCTTGCAGTTCTTCCCATACGGCTGTCACGTTGTTGCGGAAGTCCTCGTTTGTTTTCCATAGGTACATGAAGCCAGCAGCCAGCGCGGCCACTACGGCGATTATCGCCAGAGCTGGGCCCGGTATCTTTCCGAGCGCACTCATAAGACTGGAGAAGCCCCCGGAGAGCTTGCCGAGCTGCGCTGTTATGGAGCCCCATTTCATAGCGGCGACTATGGATCCGATCGTTCCCAGCACAATGCCCACTTCTGGCAGGTGGGAGAGCAGCCAGTCCACCGACGGGCCCACTCGGTCGTTGACGAAGTTCACGGCGTCCTTGATAGCGGGTGTCAGTTCCTCGGCGATTGGCTGCACCACTTCGGCCTTCACCGTCCGGCCCAGCTGGGAGAGGGAGCTCTCCAGCGTGTCATAGGCTGCGGCGTCCATTTGTGCCATAGCGTCCGAGGCGCTGTTTATAGCCCCCTCGGTGTTGGAAAGAGCGAGCACCGTTTCGGCCCCCAGATCCTCCCACATAGTCCCCATGAGCGTCTGGCCTAAAATATACCGTTCTTGTTCGTCCTCTACACACATCAATGCAGCCATAACCTGTTGCATGGCTTTCCCGGACGACTCTGCGCCGCCTTCCACTTTTTCGGCCATTTCGTCAGCGTTCAAGCCTAATTTTTCCAGTGCTTCCGCTGAGGTTCCGTCATTCCAGCGGATATTGTATTCTTTTACTGCGTCACCGAGTTTATCAATGCTCCATGTGCCAGATTTTGCACCGTTCGCCAGCATGTTGAACATGTCGTCGGCACTGTACCCTGCGTTTTTGAATTGGACGCTGTACTCGTTGATCGTGTCCAGAAGGTCGTCGTTTTGGTTGAGCCCTTTCTGTGCCCCCTGCACTATGAGATTGAAGGCTTGATCGAAGGTTATGCCGAATTGATCCACGAGGCTGTTCACGCCCCGCATACTCTCCTTGATGTCGAAGCCGAACACGTCCTCCAGTGCGATCGCGTTCTTGGTTACGTTCGCCAGTGAAGCGTTGTCGAGGTCGTCCGTCATTTGGATCACGGTGCTGAGCTTCTCGGAAACGTCGCCGAGGCTCTCGCCATAGTTGGCGTTGTAAACCTCGTACATTACGTCCTCGAAGCCTTCCATTTCGGAGGACGTGGCCCCGGTTCTTGCCTCCAGCATAGCCAGAGAGCTGTCGCCCTCGGTTGCCAGCTCCTTGAAGGCGTCCACCGCCTTGTTGATTGCCTCCGTTGCAAGGTTGGCAATAACATTTTTCAGCATGGTGTAGCCTTCGCTGGAGTCCTCAGCCTGCTGCCCGGCGTCCTCCATAGTGTCGCCGAGCCGGTCGGCTGCCCGCTCTGCGTTTTCAAGCTGCTGCCGGTTCTCGCCCAGCTCTCCAGACAAGCGGCTGATCCGGCCCGCGAGCTCTTGGGCCTCGTCGGAGCTTTCGCCTTGTTCGAGCACGAGGTTGGCGTATTCCCTTTGCAGTGCTTCGAGATCGCCCTGCTGCTTGCTTATGGTGCGCTGCAGCGCCTCGTATGCGTCGGCGGTGTCGTCCTGCGCGTCGATCAAGTCTCTGGCGGCCCGTTCGGCCGCTTCGAGGGTGTCGCGGTTTTCGTCCAGCTCGTCGCTCAGGTCTTGGATCCGGCTGGCGAGCTGCCGGGCCTCGTCGGAGCTTTCCCGGCCGCTCACGATATAGTCAGCGTATCCGCGTTGCAGGCTCCTGAGCACGGACTCCTGAGCGCCGATTTCGTCGGCCAGCCTTGCGGCAGCTCCGGCGCTTTCCAGCGTTTCCTCGCTCATTTCCTCCAGCCGGTCAATGGCCTGTCGGATCGCCTGCTGTAAAGAAGGGCTGAGGGTACCGGCGATTTCGATTGTAGATTGTAAAGTCCTGCCCGCCATGCGTTCACCTCCTTTGTTGGTATTGAAAAAGGGCATGAAAAAACCGCCTCGGTTTCCCTTGGCGGTTCAAAATACCGTATTCTTTTTAACTGTTACTTTCTGGAATAATATCCGCGCTGTATTAGTTGGTTTGTGACATCATCAACCGGCAAAATTGTTTGCAAAAGAGGGATCTTTTTCGTTTCTCCGTTTTCCGGTTCAAAATATAGTTCATAATCAAATTTCCGGTGCAGATAATAGTGAATCTTTCGCTTGCTGTAATATGGGGAAACGTCAACAAAAATCCAACTATCAAAGAGTTCTTTTGCCTTTTCGCTCAGGTTTTCCCAGCATATCTGTTGAAGCGCGTCCTTTTTAGCTTTCGGATCATATGCTACACCTTCCTGATCTAATAATTGGGTTATTTCGCTCTTTCTGGGCCAGATAATTTGTCGATCGTCTGGCTTCGTTTCAATCACAAGGCCGGAGCGTATAAGCTCGTCAATGCCATGGTATTTGAATTGGAAACGTAGGTTTTGGTTTGTATTTCCGGCGATTTGAAGCAGCACTTTCTGGGTATTCTCGGACAAACCTTCCACAATATCGATCGTTTCCGTCAAGAGTACCCGATCTTTGTACGGAGTCGGAATTGCGGCGGTATCAGTGGTTGCTGTTTCTTCCAGAACGCCGAGCTCGATCGCAAGCCGGTAAATATGTTTACATGGAAGTTTACTGCGGCAGAAGTCGCAGCATGGGCAACTATCTAAAAATGTTTCATATCTTCCGTGGCTTCCTTGGAAGTAACCGTACATGTCCGTAGTATCAACTTTGATAGGCGTTAGCTTTGCTGATTTCGCTGATATAATCCGTTTCGCTGCGTAGTCCGTCGTGTGCGTTTCTGCACTCCATGCCTTTTCCCAAAATTCTTTAGCTTTTGCATTACTCATAAAATAGCCTCCTGCTCATAATAGTCATCTTTGGGATATTATAACATGGCGGGCGGCGGTTATCAATCGCATTTATTCGCTTTTTCAGTTGGCGAATGGCTCACCTCCGTTTCACATGCTTGGGCTTTCGGCCTATCGGCGGCCGCTTTTTCTCTTGGCGCTTTCGTTCCTCCGCGAGATCCTCAGCTGCCTCCGCGTATTCCAGAATAAAGTCGGTTACTCTTTTTCTTTCGAGGTCGGACGTGCTGGTGTGGTAGACTCTGGCGTAGTCCCGGTAGGCTCGCCGGAGTCGCTTTCCTGTTGTCCCTGCTCCGACGTGAGAATAAAATTTCGGCCGATCGCCATTACCTCCACAACGTCGCGCCCCTTGATCCTCTCCACGTCGGAGAAGTCATAGGACGGGTTCACGGCTATGATCGCAGCGAAGCCGAGGTATAAGTGCAGGCCCACGTCAAACTCGGCCGCCGGGGTGATCGTGGTGTTTTTCATGCCTGCGGCCGCCTTTTTCTTGGCCTCTGCCGTGGCGAAAAGGATCCCGTCGATCTCGTTCGAGTCGTAGGTCACTTCCTTGACTTCCTTCCCGTCAATCATTACCGGGTTTTTGAGCGGCAGCGTGCCCTTGAAATAGTTCCTTTTGTCTTTCTTTTCTTTCATGGTTTGGCTCCTTTCAAAAAATCAGGCCCGCCAGAGAAAAGTCCGGCGGGCCCGTTGGTGTTTGGTTTTACTTATAGCAGACTGTTGATCTCGGCCATGTAGTCCTTGCCGTTAATGCGGAGGATCTGGCTGAGCCTATCCACGCACATGTACTCGGTGCCGTTCGTGTAAATCTGCTGGCGCGTCACGTTGTAGGTGTTCTCTGCCTCGGTGGCGGATCCCACTTCGACGCCCAGCTCCGGCAGCGCCCCCGGCAGGGTACGCACAAACGCCTTGCAGCCCTCATTCTTCTGGGAGCCGTCGGACTTGACGACGTTCTGCACCCAGCGGAACTCAAGGTTCTGCTTTTCGAGCTTGCTCAGGCGGCTGAGGCCCATGTCCACGCCGATCTTCGTGATCGTGAGCTCCATGTTCTCCAGAAGCCCGATCAGCGGCACGGTCAAGTTACCCATGGCCTGAACGTCAGCCGTTAAAAACTCAATGCCCGGCAGCGTGAAGGACACGTCCTTGGCTACCAGAACGCCGCCGGAGTAAACCGTGTCGGCCACTACCGGCCCTTTAATGTCTAACCATTTTCCCATTTTTCTGCACCTCCTTACTCATTACCGAAAAATGCGGTGAAGCCCTCGTCGGTGTAGCACACGCGGGCGGTGCCAGATTTGAACGGCGGCGTGTTGGTGACGGCGAAGTCCCACACGAAGTCCCCGTTCATCATGTTGCTGGTGGGGTTCTGGCTTTCCAAAAACTCCACCGTCGGGGTGCCGATCAGGGCCCCGATCCCGCAGAGGGTGTCAAGTTTCTGCTTCTCGAAGTTCAGGATCGTGTCTTTGTCCTGTGGCGTCATAGGGCTGTCGATCTCGGTGCCGTGATCCAGTTGGAAGCTGTTGGTGATATGCTCCAGCATACGAATATTCACGTCGAAGATCGCGCGGACGTCCATGTCACCGTTGTACTTGAAGGCCGCCGTGTGAGGCCCCCAGAGCACCCACTTCCCGCCCCAGAAGCAGGCTGTTGTGATCCCGCGCTCGTTCAGAGCGTTGGCCGCCTGCTGGTCGAAGCCTTTACTCTTGGAGCCCTCGCCGAAGTATTGAGCGGTTGCCATGATCTCCTTGTTGGACGGGGACTCGAAGGGGATCCCGTCGTGGCTCAGGTCAACACGCAGCATAGTGGCAGCACCGACGGCAGAGAGGCGGAAGGCACGGCCGCTGCCGTCCTTTATCTGCGGCCAGTAAATCTTGCTGCGCTCGCTGTTGTAGCCGTGATCCTCGGCCCACTTGTCGGCCTTGGCTTTTGTGTCGATCTTGTTTCCCTTGTCGTCTACCAGAGGAATGTCGGCGTGGGTGAAGCCGTCCCAGTGCCCGTTGAGCTTCTGGACGGTGCTCACCATAGCCCGATACACTTCGGGGTAGTGGCTCCAGCCCGGAGCCGCCAGAGAATTGAGCACGGCGTTGAAGTTGGTGTAGAGCAGAGCCATGGAGCTGAGGCCGGTGTATTCCCCTTCCTCGGTCTGCTGGCCGATAATGTCAGCAGGCACCACGGCCGAAGCGTCCACGGTGTTATAGGTGCAGGACACGTCAGCCGCCGTAGGCGTTTTGAGAAGCTGCACGACGACGGCCCCCTTCGCGTAGTTATAGCTCAGCGTGTAGTCCACGCCCTCGGCCATGTCCGCGATCGCGAAGGTGTCCAGAATAATGTCGGAGCTTTCAAACTCTGCCCGGTTGTTCTTGAAGGTCAGCGTCTTGGTGGTCTTTTCGGTGTCTCTGTGGGCGTCAGGATCGAGCACGTTCACGACGTAGATCGGGCCCACGTTCTCCACGGTATTGTCAAAATGTTCTGCGAAGGCTTCGCAGAGGGTGAAGCTGTCCCAGTCGGTTGCGTAGCCGAGATTGGCCTGCACTTCGCCCATGTTCTGAATTTTGAGCGGCATGTTGACGAGATCCTTCTCAGCATAGCCCCGGATCAAGTTCACCGGTGCCGTGCCGATATAGGCCAGTACGGCGTCGGTTTGTTTGGCCGAGGTCGTTTTGCTGGCGAGGATCTCGCCGTATGCGCCATGT